GGCGAATGTGGATTTTCCGAAACCATTTAAAAGCCAGCCATATGTCACAGTCACTCCGGTTACGTCCGTCCCAGGCACAAATGTCCTGGGCGTTGGCGCCTCTAATAATACAAAATCTGGATTTGACGCATACGTCACGAGAACGAATACGACAGAAACAACATTGGTATGGATTGCTATAGGCACTTGACGTGGACGCATATATTTTGGGAGGTAATGCATGAAAGCAGTAAAAAAGATTGAGATTAGTGTCTTGCATAAGCGGATCACTCCTATCGTTTACGCAATGCAGGGAGATACTGGAAGGGAAATAGAGTGTACAGTAATTGACTGGGAAATACCAGAAGGTGTATCAGCACGCGTATGGGTGGTTAAGCCGTCAAAAAAGGTTGTGTATAATGACTGTCGGATTGTGGATAAAGCTGTATTCGTACCTTTAACTAATCAGACACTTGCGGAGTTTGGAAGTGCTATATGTATGATAGAGTTTGTGAGTGGTGAGGATGTAGTATCCTCATTTTCTTTTAATCTCTATGTATATAAAAGTGTAAGCGGTGATGGAATACCCAGTGAAAATGAATCAACGGTACTGGAAGGAATGTTTGAGGAACTGGCTCAGGATGCAATCAAAACGCTTGAAGCAGCAAAAGCAGAAGCAGCGGCGGCTAAGAAATCAGCCCAGGACACGGAGAAGATAAAGAACGATTTTACGTTGACCGCACAGCAAGCCGTAGCCGACGTAAACAACGCAGGTCAGACCCAGACCACAAGAGTAAATACCGCCGGAGACACCCAGGTATCCAGAGTACGGGCAGAGGGCACAACGCAGGTCCAGAATGTACAGGCCACAGCCGCAGAGGCAGCCGAAAATATAGAGACGATTGGAAAAGCCCAGATTAACGCCATCAAAGAGGCGGGTGGCGGAGTGGAGCAGGCTCTTTCCAATTATTTTGCCCTCCGCAGAAATGGGCTGGTATTTACCACAAAAATCTATAAATACGCAACATCAACCAGTCCGGTGGGCGTAAAAATGAACGCCAATGAAAACATGGTCTGTGAGCCATCTGTGGGACGTGCTAAAGGCCGGGATGACTATGAACAGTACGGCCTGTTCCACCATTTCACCTGCAATTTTTCTGTAGACGAAAACGGATTCAACCATGTGGACGCCCTGGAGGGGCAGACTGGATTTACAAAGTATGGCAAGGTACAAGTGGGCGAGGTAACCATGAGCGCATGGTTCGGTATCGAGGACACGGCGGAGGCAGTCCTGTACCACTATTCTGACAGCCAGACAGAACTCACACCGCATCCCATGAAAGAGTCCATTAACCCGGATGGGACGCTCAGCCCGTTTATGATACACGCAAAATATGCGGCCGGGGACATTGATGGAATGCCATACTCCTCAAAGGGACTGGCTCCAGCTAATGGATGCCAGGCCGCACAGGCGAAGAACCCGATCAGCTACACCGGCATGATCGCTTACATGCACAAGCTGGGCGGCCATTACTGCGGCACAACGAGCTGGGATCTGTTTTACAGACAGCTCATGATGATTATTAAATACGCAACCACACACAGCCAGAGTATCATGGCAGGATGCACAAGCTACAGCGCGCAGCACATGAACCTGGTGGCGGAAACCGGCGTGACCAGAGTGATCCTCACAAAGTCACAGGCGGCATCCTATGTGGTCGGATCATATGTTTCCATTGGAGAAATGGGCGAAGCCACAAACAATGATAGATATTATGCATATATGCATAACCTGGCATACAGCGTGAAGATACTGAAAATTGAGGATGTAGACGATGTAAATGCTGCCATTTATGTAGATGCTCCGGAGGCTTTTGATACGACACTGACAACCTGCATCTCCACAATGCCCTGGCATTCCGGTTCCACAGATGAGGTGGCCGGATCGGATGGCTCCCTGGGCAACAATACCAGAGGGATATATGCCTTTAAAATTCAGGGTATTGAGACCGGCGTGGGAGCTTATGAGGTGCTGGGCAATGTGGTCATGGATATTGTGGCAGGAGCAGACGGAAACCCGGCCAGAGATGTGTATGTGTGCCAGGATGCCAGCACGCTGTCCAGCAACATTGCGACAGTGAGGACAAGCTACAGAAAAGCAAAAGCACAGGTGGCATATACGGCGGCAAACTGGAGATATATATCCGAAGAAACCACAGACACGGATCTGGGGATTATGATTCCGACAGGAACGGGGGCCGGATCTACCACAGGCTTTGCTGACGGGCTTTATACAGATACGGAAACATCCGGCCAGAGGGAGTGGCTTGCGCTGGGCGTTTTGTCCTCTGGTGCGGTTGCTGGCCTCTGGGGTCTCTTTGCGTACGCTGGCTGGTCGTACGCGTACTGGCATCTCGTCTCCGGCGTTTCCCCAAACGGCACCAGGGGTGAATGGCAGGCGGCAGCCTGACAGAGGGGCTTTCCCCTCTTAAATTCAGATTCCAACTACTTCAAAGCGAAGTATGGAATAGAGCAGCTGATGAAATACGCGAAAAGGAGGGTAAACATTGAAAGCAAGATTCACAACAGAGCAGCCAGCAGTACGCTGGCAGCCGCTTGATCAGGGCATGGTTGATGTGACGATCTGTCTTAACGGTCAGGAGGTAACTGATGAAAGTTCCCAGGTGGACGAGTTTGGAGAGACGCACACAACCAAGGACACCTACTGGGAATATGATTTCCGCCAGTTTAGGGAAAAAGCTGAGAACATAAGCCGGGCAGCGGTGGAAAAGAATCCGGAGAAGTATCTGGAATATCAGCCGCTGCAGGAAAAGACGCTGGAGCAGAAACTCCAGGAGCAGGACGAAAATATCAGGATGCTGACAGAGTGCCTGCTGGAAATGTCGGAGGCTGTCTATGTGTAACTTATTAACCAATCTCATGATTATGATAACAGGAAAGGACGGTAAAGAAATGATGGCAATGTTATGGGCGCAGCAGATCATGCTGGGAAAGAAAACTTATGAGCAGGTTCCGCGCCTGCTGAAAGAAAAAGTAAAAGAGATTCTGGCGGACTCCGGCATGGAGGAACTGGTTGAGGAATGATGACAAAACTAAGTATCATCTCCAGGCTATGGTCTCACATCACAGACCTGAGACTCCTTGTCAGGGGTCAGGGAAATAAAACTCTGTCCCAGATTGAGGAGGAGTTGGATATGACGGAATACTACTGCAGGCCATATGCCGATGCAGATGATGTGGATAAACATAATGAGATCAGAGCAAGGCCGGAAACGGTATTATTTTATTGCAAAAATCAATAAGGAGATATGCAAATGGAAACAATTATTTCAGCCTGCATCTCTGCAGGCGTTACTCTAATTGTCTGCCTGATAAGCAACAAGAGCCAGCAGGAAAAAACGCGGGCATTGATGGAATATAAGCTGGAAGAACTTACAAAAAAAGTGGAAAAACATAACTCGGTCGTGGAAAGAACATATATTTTGGAAGAGAAAATGAAGGTTGCCAACCATAGGATCGAGGATTTGGAAAAGGAGATATGAAAAAATGAATAATGAAGAATTTTTAGAATTATGCAAGAAAACCGTTATGGATTATTTTAATGAGCACGCTGACAAAACGGATCGGAAACAGATCACCGAAGAGGATGTATTTATTGTGTGGAGCTGTAAAACGCTGCAGAACAATAAAGCCCTGGTAAGCACTACGGTGTCAGACGGCATGTATTACGAGATTACTCACAACGGGGATAAAAAAGAGACGTATGTGGATGCATATAAAAAATGGGAGAACTTTGTTGTACGATAGGAGGTATTAATCATGGACTTAAGCTTTTTGACAAACTATATCAACCCGGTAATATTAGGCATCTGCCTGCTGGTGGGCTATGTAATCAAGACGGCAATACCTGCAATAAAAAACAGGTACATCCCTCTTGCCGCTCTTACGATGGGCACCATTATTGCAATACTTATCAATATGAGTAACGGAATTAACGCAGAGGTGGTGCTTGGTGGTATGATTTCAGGTCTGGCAAGCACGGGACTTTATGAAATGCTGCGGAACTTAATTGACAAGGATGGAAAGAAAAAAGCAGAAAATGGACCAGGAGAAGAGGGCGAGTAGTCGCTCTCTTTTTGCGCCGGCGCAAATGACCGGGGAAAGGACACAACTATGAAGATATTTATTTCACAGCCTATGCGGGAGCGGAGCAACGATGAAATCAAGGCAGAAAGAGCAGAATTGATGGCTGCTGTAAGAGAACAGTATGAACACACAGAGGAGCTAGATACATTTTTTGATAACCCGGAGTGGGGAGCACTTATGTGCTTGGCAAAGAGTATAGAAGCATTAAG